GAAATAGTGCAATGTATGAAACCAAAGGGCGGGCTACGCCATATTTTAACTCGGTGAGCAGCCCTAAAATTTCGCGCCCCGCTTCATCTTCTAAAAGTTGGTCTAAATGAATATCGGAGTGGCATACAGGACAGCGGCATAATTTCATAGACCACCTCTTGCTTGCCATTTTTTCAATCGCTCAAGCACTAAACTGGCCATATCATCGCGTAAAGCCCCCACGTTAAGCACTTGAATATTCATCCCGCGCTTAGTGTAAATTGGGTTCACTACGCCGCGCACAAACGCATTGAGCGCGTTTTCTGAGCCGTCTCGCACAAGCCCTTGTTTGCTCATTTCAATCCAAATGGCGCGAATTTTGTACGCAATGTTGCTTTTTACAACCGCACTTTTCCCGCTTGGCGAATGATTTCGGCGGCTGGTTTTCTTAAATCCTTTGGCTTCCATTTCCGCTTCCACTTTCATTAACTCTGCCACGCTCATTTCTTTGCATGATGTTTTCCCGGTAACGCGCTCAAGCATGGCGCGGTAGCTATATTCATCCATTGCCAGTTTTTGCTTGGCTATATGAATTAGCTGGATCAGCTTTGGTTTAGTTTTATGCATTGTTTATTCCTTTTTAAAACACATTATTCAGCCCACTTAAACGTGGCTTAAATGGGCTGTAAATGGGTTTTATTACTTATAATTCGGATATTTACTTCTCAAAATCAGATAACAATTTGTCTTTAACTCAAAAATGCTTCTCGGCAGAGCGTTAATTGTTAAGGTTTTACAGGCTTTCCCTGTGTCGTCCATACCATACGGCACACCGATTGCACGCCAACATCGTGCGGCTTGTACCGCTACGTCTTTAATCACATCTGAGTTAATCACAAAGCTATTTGGCCCAATGCGTTGCAATAAAACGCCTTGTGCCATTAGTTTTTTAACCCGTTTCCTAAATTGACTATCGCTTAATCCGGATCCTGCAATAAGTTGGCTTACACTCAATATTGCAAAGTTTTCTGCGTCTTTCGCCGCATGCTCGTCGCTATATGTACCAACGAAGCCACCGATATAATTCACTAAAGTTCCTTGCGCAATCCTGTCTAATGTTTCGTCCCAGATATATTCAAGGATGTGTTCATCTAGCACTTTCATACTTTCACCAATCTCATTCTTAAACCTGGCAGCAAGTTTTGTACGTTGCCAACATAAACCGCTGCGTGTTGATTTTGCCCTGTGCGTAACGCGCGGAGCGCGTGTGTGAGCTGTTTTGCCGCTTGTTCTAATTGCTCGTCTAAGCGCATTTTTTCTTGCTCAGTCATCTTGCATATCTCCATTCACCTTTCGGCATTTTGTCTGTAATGTCAGCCTCTGCCCATTTTAAAAACTTGGTTATGCTGATTTTTGGATAGTGGCGTCCTCTTCTCACTGATGGGCTGTCATATTGCAAACCATCAACAAACCCCTCTTTATTGTCATAAATAAGCCCAATCCACATTATTTGTCTGTCCCCTAATAATGGTGGAAAACCGTGTTCTTTAGGACTTTTCGCGGAGTAAACATGCCCAACCCGTAAGTCATCTTTTGTTAGCTCAGTCATACTTCCTCCACTTCAACCACATCATCAATTTCTGTAATGGTGTGTGGCAGTTTATTGACATCACACACATTTAAATCACACATATCTAACACTTGTTCGTTGCTTTCTGCTTCAACAACGGCTTCTACTAAACAGTAAAAACGTGCTATATATTTCGCCATGATTTCCTCCTAGAAAGGTTTTATAATTACTCGGTCACAAAATGCGCCACGCCATTTGCACCATTCTTTATTTTTTTGGCCGCTCGCATTTAGCTCTGCGATTGCCCATTGTTCCTTGGCGTCTTGTAAGTCGCCTTGGCGTTCACTTTTTGCCGCTTTTTCACTGTAATATTTGAAGCGGTTAAACTTGTGGATGTTTCCCATTTTTTGTTTCCTTTTATGGTTGGTTAAAACTTATTATGAACGCCCCTTAAATTAGGGTTTAAAGAGCGTTTAAATAGGCTTTATTCCTGGTCTAATAAGCCCACGATTAGGCTTAGAATTACCCCGATAATCAAATATGACACCGGGTTCAATGCCCAGGCCGGCATTATTTCGCCTCCTGTTCAAAAGGGGTGATCACAAAATCTTCCACACCAGTTTTAATCGTTACACCAGCCACCGTTGCGGCTAATTCAGGCTCATTTAACATGGCCTCTTTGTTCACTTCTTCTTTGGTGCGGATAAAGCGAACCAGGCCTAACGTGTGCAAACTTTCAATCACGCTCTCTGTGCCGCGAATACCGACTGACGGTGGCCGTTGTCGCCATTGCACTTCACCGGTATTGAACGTGCCTGTTTTGGTTTTGCCGTTTAATGTCAATTCATCGCGGCGGCTTTCACACCAGGCTTGCACCGCATCTTGTTTTGGCGCGAGCTTTTCTTTGATTACGTTCATCTTTGGTGCGTATTCTTCGGTGATGGCGGCCAAGCGGTCGTTTTGTTCAATCGCTAGGCGTTCTAATTCGCGGTTTAAATCGCCGATCTCTTTAATTGCCACTTCCACTTCATCGCGCGTTTGATAACGCACTGCAAAGGTGTCGGTTTTAATTCGGGTTGGTTTTTTTGCCATTTTTTCCTCCTGGTTTTAGTGTAAATAACTGCGCCAAATTACCTTGATGCCTTCGACCATCATTTGATATTCGGCAAAATGCACGCCATCGTTGCCTTGGATATACGCAAGCGCTTGGCCTGTTTTCTCTAATTTCTTCGTTAATGCGTTCGGCTCAATGCGCACGCGCGGTTTGATTTTGTCAAACTCAATGCTTAATACATGCAAGCCCATTTTGTTTAACTCAACCACGCATTTTTGGGTTTGCGATAAGTAACCTAGGGCGATTTTGTTGCAGCCACCAAACACTGGATGTGGTTTAGTTTGCTCGCGCAAGGTGTTGTTTTTTGTAATGCTTGTCATTAGTTCGCTCCTTTCATTTGTGCTTGGGCGGTTAAAATTAGGTCTAGTGTGATGACAGTGCCTTGTCCTTTCGCTGTCATGCCGGCTAGGCGTAAATATTGAGTTAAAGCACGTAAGCCGCCAGCCTTGCCGCCGATGTCATAAAGGACGGTCATTAAATCCTTGTCGGCTATATCAAGCCCCCAGGCTTGCGCGATGGCTTTAATATCGCCTTTTGTGCTGGCTTTAACGCCGCAGTTGTTACCAATGCGTGACCATAAACGCGCGTATTCATGCGCCTGGTTTACGCCGCCCTGGATGCGGGTGTAAACTTTATCGTTACCAATTAGTGCAAAGCCTACTTCGGCTTCTTCTTGGATAATTCGGATCTCTTCTAACGCGTCATAAGGAAGGTGGTCGCTTTCATCAATGATGACCAAACCCTGTGTGCCTTTGAGCTTTTTAGTAATTAGGCGTGATAGGCGGTCTTTACGGCGTGGCGCATCGTTAATACCTAACTCAAGTGCTAACTCATACAAAATACTGCTTAATGTTGCGCGCGCTGGGCTTGCGGTAATCATCCACACGTTTTGGTTGGCTTTTTTATATTCTTGGCATGCTTTTGTTTTACCCACACCGCTTGCGCCGTAAACGGTCACCATGGTTGGCAAAATCTTGGCCATATCTAACGCTGAAAATACTTTCTTGGCGGTCGGAATTTCGATAAAGTGCGGTGCTTCCACAAACACTTTTTCTTTTTTCTCGCGGGTTGAAAGCCAGTTTTTTAATGCGACTTCTACGTTTTCAACGTTCCCGGTGTAAGTGCCTTTTAAATATGCACTCAACGCCCCGGCTGAAATCCCAGCTTGCGCGGCAATTTCGCGCTGCGTGTGGACTTGGTTGTCTAAAAGTTGCTTGATTTGTTCAATTAAAGTCATGTTTAACGCTCCTTAAATGCGGCTTAAAGCCATTTTTCTTCTTTAATCATGGCTAATCCTTTACGCCAGCCTTGTTCAAAATCGTTGGTTTCTTCATCGTCATCTAATACCGCTTCGTGTTTGCGTACTGCGTTACCTTCTTGTCGGAATAGCTCGATGATTTTCGGTTCTAGCGGTTCTTCTTCCTCGAATTGAGGCTGATAACGCGCTGCTTCTTGTGCATTCATAGTGAGTGTGGCTTTCGCTTGGGCTTTCACCGCTTTCACCATTTGTTTGCGTGCTTTATCGTGTTCGCGGCCTTTCGCTTTATCACCAAACGCCACCGCATCTGTACATTTCGCTTCGGCTAAGAACACGCCATCCAAACCGTAAACACACACTTTGTTGTGCAAGTCTTGCGGGTCGAATTTCACCACCACCTTGCGGTGCGCTGTGGCAATAAGCTCGCTCGCTAAATAGCGGTTTTTGCGATTATTGACCTTGCCACCAGCTTCTAACTCAAATGTGCCGTCTTTTCTCAATGTAACGGCTTCGCTCATCAACATTAAAAACCGCATTTGTTCTGCGCTTGCCTTGCGAATTTGCGCCTTGGCGTAATCGCGCTCAAACACTTGGCTGAAACTGTAAATGCCTTGGCATATTTCGGTTTGTCTGCCTTCGCGTTCATTGAAAGTGCGGATGCCGTCTTCTAATGCCATGATGAATGTGCCGTAATCCACGCCGTCTTTGCCGCCGTTATAGTTGTCAGGCTTGCTGTAAACATTTTCCCCGGCGTAAAAGCCAGCCAGGCTTGGGTGTTTATCAACTAACTCGCCTAAACCACCGTGTGAAAAGGCGCGTTCGATTGGTTTTGCTTGCCCGTGACCTTTGCCAAATTGCACCGATGTCCACAACAATTCGATGCCAAGCATCGGGATAATCCCGGTCACATCATCTTCTTTTACTTTGAAGCGGTAGCGGTTCTTAACGCCCCCTGTCATCCATTTGTTTGCCGCTGCGCGGGTGTTATCAATGGTGCATTTTTTAGGGATGCCGTATTTCCAAATAAGATCCATCAAACTTAATCGGATGGTGTCGCTGTTTTCACTTAAATCTACGCGGTAGGCGAGAATTTTGCGGGTGCGAATGTCTTGCCAAATCCAGGTTTTAGGGCGGACAATTTCGCCGTTGTGCCAACGCACAAATACGTTGTGTTGATAACCGTCGCCGTTAATCCACTCAAGGGCTTCAATTTCGGCCACTGTGCGGCGCATTGATGGGTAATATTGCATGACTGCATGGTCACCTTCGCGTAATTGCACTTGCACTAATTTCGGCACTTCTCGCGCGATTTTGCGCTTAATGCTGCTCGCTGATGGAATTGACCAGCCGTTTTCTCGTGCGGCGCGTTTTAAACGTTCGTAACAGCTGCCAAATTGCGGGCATTCAGGTCTAAAATAGTCGGCCTTAAATGCCTCCCAGGCTTCTTCTGTGAAGTCTGCTTCTTTGCCAGCTTTTTTGTTGCTGTGTTTATCCAACAATAAAGGTAACCAATCCGGGCGTTCAAAAGACCGCACTTTGTAATACCAACGTTTGAGTGATCCTTTCGCGATTTCATACTCAGTAGAAACCGCATCAAGCGCCATCATTAATGCCACGTTGTTTCTCACTAAATCGTCTAGCTTGTGCAGTGGGGCGAGTTTCGCTTTTGCTTCTTCCTTTTGTTTATCGGTCGCTTTTTCATAAGGCTTCCAAATAACTTCCGGTAGGTAGTTGAGTTCTTTTTTAGCTTTCGGAATTTCCACCGCTTGGCTTTGTTTTAATAAGAGTTCGGCTTGGACTTCTTTCGGTAATGAATTAAAAGAGAATTCATAACTTACCCCTTTCACTCCTTCCACCTTTCTAAATTCCCAAGATAGGCTTTTAGCTTTTCGAGTAACATTGC